TAAGGATGAGTAGTTAGCATCACTGATTGAAACACCAACAAGTGTTCCTCCTATGTTTTCTAAAATCATCAAAGAGCCTTCCCCGAAGTCTATTGCTTCATTAAAAGTTCTATCCTCTGCCATATCCCATAAGTAAACAGTAGAGCGACCACCAGTGAATATCGGAGCTGTTCCTATCGCAAGCCAACTACCATAATTTGTAAGTGAGGATGTTAGTTGAGATATAGGAAGAACAAGGCTGGTTAAATTTAGATATGTTCCCGCTTCATTTACTCTAGCGAAGTACTGCCCAACAGATGCATAAAGAAACTTTTTAAGTGGGTGAACGAAAGGTCTTGGTATAAGTTCGTTTTCCCAAGATGCTGTTGTCGCTAAAGTGCCAGCTGTGCTGAATGTTGATGGCGGTGTTAGTTTTCTTAATTGGTGTGTTCCACTAGCCCCTATATAGTAAAAGGCGTTAATGTACCAAACTAAACTGTTTGCTCTAAATGGGAACGCCGCTCCGCTTGATGCGTGACTGTTGTAAGTAGATGCTATGTTTGTTCCACTGCTTTTTACAAAGAACGTAGTCCCTGTAGGAATTGCTGTAGAAGTTCTACCTACCGCGTAAACATACCCATCAGAAGCTCTTACAAAGTCTGATATTAAACTATCAGTGATGTCTCCAGTTCCTAGTGCCTCCGCCTCTGTGGAGACGTAAGGGCTTAGTTTGTTAGAGGAAGATATGGTGTCTAGGTTAGAAGTGGAAACAAAAGTATTCCCCTTTTGCTCTCTTGGGTCTTCTGATAATCCTCCTGTAAAGTTGTTTAGTACTACTACGTTCATATTATGCTACTGCTTCCCAAATTACAGAACCTGTTCCGTTTGGTGTTCCGTTTTTAGTCCACGTTATTGTTATGTTGGTAGCATCATAAGTTACAACACCAGATTGGTTGTTCGAGTTAGCGTTTCCTCCATGTAAAACAATTGCGTTTGTTGTGTCTAAACTTACAGCTTGAAAGGCTCCAGATTCTAAGTAGTAAGATGCAACCGAAACATTGTTTGTGCCATTATAAAAACCTGACCCGTGACCATTCGTAGGGGTTGCAGACGTACTGTCGCTGTGAAAAACAAATCTAACATTGATTGGAATTCTACCACATCCGTGTGCTATGGTTTGTGATGCCGAAGAATCTGTGAGTGTTTTAGACGTTGAGCCATTCTTATATATAGAACCTACAGAACTTGTTAGTGCTGAACCATTAAAGACAGGAGTGCTACCCGCCAAAGAAGCTGGGCTTACGAATAATCTTGCTCCAGTTCCTCCAGTCGCCGTTCCTGCTGTTGTTTCTGCTTGTGTAGCCTCCTCTGATGTACCGTTTACAGTAGTGCTTGCATTTGTTATCACTGTTTCAGCTGCCCAAGATGGAATACCTGCTGCTATTTTAAGAATAGTGCTGTTTGCTCCTATTGCAAGGCGAGTTAGAATACCAGCGTTTCTGTAATAGATGTCGCCAGTAGCATCACTGCCTACGTTGATAACAGGACTTGTGAGAGTCTTATTAGTAAGTACCTGTGATGCTGTCTTACCCACTGCTTTATCTGCCACTGTTACCTCACCTAACTTGTAGTCATGTGTAGTGGTTACAGCACTGCTGTCCACACCCATCTTAGCTTCTACAGCCTCAAGTGCATCTTGAATGTTCTGATGAGCTATCACGTGGTTAATGGATAGCTTGATATTAGCCACTTCTGCTGGAAGTGATGAGACTGTATCTAGGGATGCTGGAAAGTTTGTAGCCATATTAGTTTTTTATTTTATTTATCCACCCTCCATCACTTATAAGTATCTCAGAACCGTCTTGTAAGGTTAAAAAGAAGCCATTTTCTAAGAGAAGTGAGCCTCCTTGTGCTGAACTTTTTGACCTATTTATGTAGACCTCTGTCTCGCCCCACCCAAAGAACACATCACCCCAAGTAGCCCTTGAGTCACCCCAGTAAGCACCAATACCTTTAGATGTTATTGATGGTGTAATTGGGTTTTTAGGAATGTTTGTTGGTGTTATAGACATTTTATTCTGATGTTCTGTACTTTGCAGTCATTTGCTTTACTTCATCCTTAGAGCGATTTGCGTAGTATGTTCTTATCTGGTCTTCTAACTCTAGTGTTTCTTGCTTTAGATTTGCCATATTAGGTAGACTTTTTCTCAAAGCATACTGATATGAGGGTCTTTTGGCTAGGTATTCGTGAAACATGTCGGGTATTCCAGGCTTTTTAGTCGTGTCTGTTGAAAGGAAAAACACAGGTGTACGGTTAAAGTAGATTTTAAGTCCCGCTGTGTAGCTGTAGTTTGGTGTTGGATAGAGAACTAACCCATTAGATGTCTTGTCGTAGTACTCTGGTACACCTCCATTCTTCATAAACTCTGTTAGTGCTACACCCCTTACATCAAACTGGTCTATTGGGCGTAGTACCTTAGCGAAGCCAGTAGAGTCCACAAGCTCAACTCTGTATATGTCTAATATCTGATTTGGTACAGTACTTCCGTCTACTGTGAAAGAGTAGTCTTGCTGTCCAGAAATCACATTAGAAGTAATTATAGGATAGTCTGTCTGGTTTGTGTCGTCAATTTGCCATCTTCCTTCTACTTGTTGAGCAAGTACGAAGTACCTAGAGTAGGCTATGTTTATATCTCTTGTTTTAGTTGTGAGAGAATAAGAGGAAGTTGATGTACTTTGCGTATTTGTATCATCTTCTATAAGTTGAATTATACCTGTGCGGTTTACTGTATCGCTAAATTGTATTGCCATATATTAGAATTATACTAGTGGTCGGTTTTTTTTATCATATATGCCCTTATTTTATTCCAGTTGGGGTTAGCTGACACGGTACTCATCGCGTTTTGATGTCGCCTCCATAGTAAGCCTATATATGTTCCTACCTTAAACTTAGCACCTACTTTTGCACACTCTGTCCAAAATAACCAATCTTCGAGTCCTAGTCTCATTGTTGAAGACTCGTCGAACCCCCCTACTTGCCACCATAGTGTTTTAGGAAAGACTGAGTTTGAATAGATTACATTTTGCTTTCTTAAAATATCGAAACTGGCAACTGTAGGTCTGGCTGTGTATGTCTCGTTACCGAACGCCATCAACCCTAAGGTAACTACCGTGCTAGGCTCTACAAGTTTTAGTGATTCTTTTACAAAGTCAGGTCTTAGAATGTCGTCTGCATCGAATGAAAAGCAGTACTCAGATGTAGATATAGATATTCCTGTGTTTCTAGCTCCCGCAAGTCCTTTGTTAAAGACATGGCGTATGTATTTAACATGGTATTTATCACAGATAATCTTTGGGTTATCCGTTGAGCAATCGTCTACCACAATCACCTCGTCAGGCACTATTGACTGAGCAAAAACACTATCTAGTGCTTCTTCTAGGTATCTTGCGTAGTTATAGACTGGCATTATACAAGCTATAGTTGGCTTTTCCATTCTTCAGGAGATATTAGGTTGAGTAGGGGAGTCCGACACTCTTTTAAGATGTCGTAAGGTTCGCTCTGCCCTTTTCGCACAATGGCACACCCCTCATCTGTGTCAATGGTGTATATTTTAAGGTCTGGTCTTTCTATTCTAAGGTGTGCTACAGCTCTCCAGCAATCACCGTTCCATATGTCGCTTTGCCTATCTCTCCTTTGATGTAGCTGAGATGTCGGATTGCAGTCGTGAAGCATAATAGTTCCACCTTCGTTTAATGATGCTAGTGCGTTTATTGTGTCCTTATAGACTTGCTCATACAGATGAAGTCCGTCTATGAATATAAAGTCGTACTTTTGTTTGTTATGTTCAAAAAACATGTCTGATGTCATCTTAAAAGTTGTGGCTACGTTAGGGTCTACTCCGTGCTTCAAGTCACAGGAGATACTACTCCAGTTGTATCCAGGCTGAGAAGGTGTGTTTACCCCTATCTCAAGGTAGGACTTGTAGTTATGTTTTATAATCAAGGAGTTTATTATTTGTGTTCTGGTAAGCATAAGTGTTTGAAGTTATCTAAATTAGGTAATCCGCTGTTATCAATTCTAGCACCATTTTCTCTACTTTTCATATACTCGTGCGTGTAGACTGGATGCTTGAAAGAGTTAATTTTATTATCAACCCCTCCCAGTGCGTTCCAGTGCCAACCACCATTTTCAATAAAGACATATTCATTCTTAGAATGTGTCCGTAGATGATTGATGCACTTGCCCTTTATGTTTTTGTACTTAGTTACCACTGTGCCAGTGAATGCTTTCCACGTGTCGCCTGTTTTGTTGTTCAGGTAATACAAGTAAGACTCTTGTAGTGGTTTGTACAACCTATCTCCTTTTACTTGGTTTAGTATCTCTGGATTCCACACCTCATCCACGTCAGAGATGAAAATAATGTCTTCGTCATTAAATCCTATCAGTGCCTTTCTAAGACATTCCTTTTGGTAGAACTCTCTTACCCAATAATGCTCTCCACCTCCTACGTTTGAGCTACTCTTAGCTATATTCAGTATTTCCATATCATTCATACCTACTGGTAGCCCGATAAAGTCTATTTTATTATTCCATTTTCTAAACCTTTTTAAATTGGTTATGTACGTTAGTTCCTTTGCTACACCTGTAAAGGTTTCTTTAGCCTCTAGCATGACAAACTTATCCACGAAAGGGGAAAGTAGTGTTAGTCTCACCTCTAGTGTTTCAAGTTCTCCATTAAAGTAAAAAGTGTCTACGACCATAGGAAGATACTTGATTCTTTAATCTCGTCTCTTGTATACTTTTGGTGCTTTTCTAGTGTGGATGTGTCCATATTGTGTAAAGTGAGCGTTCTATTGCGTGGCTTTCTGCGTTTATCTGTGACCACGAGCAGAACTTTAGTAAATCTTTATAAAACTTCTTGTCTCGCCTAAGTATATTGTCTCTAGGAACTATGTAGCAACCCCCAGGGGCAAAGGATAGATATTCTGGGTTGGGTAGCTTCATTATTCCTGCAAATTCCTTGTAGGTAGAAAAGTACTTGTGTGGATAGGAGTTAAAGTACCATGAGTCATTTCTTTCTTGATACAGACCATCGACATACCTACACACAGGCTCGTATGTCTTATGGCTCTGAGTTAGTAGTGGTGTGAATGTCTTATTTTTAATAAGTTTATTAAACTCCTTTTTTGTAATGTGCCTCTCTAAGACATTGTCTTTTACAAACACACAAGTCTTTGGTAGGTCATCATAGAACTCTATGATAAAAGACATTATATCAAAGATGTTGTAGCCTGTGTTTACCATATCTTTCTTGTACACAATGTAGTCCTCTGTGTATTCCTTTACCCATTGGTAATCAGATTTGTAGTGTGATATTACCCACATACTAGAGATAGATAAAACCCTCCGTTACATTCTGCTTGAGAAACCAATAGCCCTTATTCCTTCTTCCCCAGAACTTAGGAGCTAGTATCTCTTTAGATTCTCCTAGCCATGCAGGAAGCCAAGCGAAGGAAGAATTAGAAATGATTAAGTGTTTAGCATATCTAATTGACCTCCAGTTTAATCCTATGTCCGTTATAATTGGGTAACTAGGAAAGAACTTACTGGCTTCTTCTCTGTCGTCAGTGTGAACTTCAAACCTTATCTTTGGGTACTTATCTTTCATCGTCTTGATTGCTAAATCCCAATAGTCATTAGTTAAATGAAACTCTGGTACATACTTATATTCTCCTCCTCTAAAGTTGATAATGCAAAGGTCGTCAGGCATTTCTAGTGGCTCTACTTTCAACCATTCCCTAATGTCTTTCTTGTTGTGCTTGAAGTAGTTCTCGCCTTGTAGGTTTCCGTGTATAATCGTATTATCCGTTACGTTAAACATCTCTGGGTCGTAGTCTCCTCCATCAATATCTGCTTCCCGATAGTACTTGTTACCCATTCTCATTGAGTCTGGCTCTGTGCCATCGGTATTAAACGTACAGTCGGTTGTGGGTATTCCCATATCTAAGTTCATAAAAGAATGACCTTTGAATCTATCTGGATAGATAATTCCAAACGTAAACCCCTTATCCTTTGCCAGTGAGCGAACAGTGACATAGTTATGGAGCTGATTTCCCAAGCCTTGCCCTTCAAAAATAGGTGTTCTAAGCATATCGCTGTGTTAGTGAATAAACTTCTTTTAATTTTTCTTCTAGTGTAAGTCTGTTTGTGACCTGATGGTCACCTTCTCCTATTGTTATGTAGTTACCTTTTAATATCACAGGGTTTCCGTACTTATAAATCATTCTCTGGTAGTAATCACAGTCAAAGACCCATCTTAAGTTTTCGTCAAACATTTGTACGTTGTGATTCCTGATTGTAAGACAAGAAGGACTGCCGAGCTTATTGTTTCCTTGTACTAAATCTCCTGTGACCATTGGGATTAGATTGTTGTTGCATCCTGTTATCTGCCAGTCACCAGTGAAGCCCTCTACAATGTCAGAAAGTGACGATGGTTGCGTGAAGTAGTCGTCTTGGTTGAGTATCTTGATTAATTCCCCGCTACACTCCTTAATAGCAGAATTGGTATTCTTAGTAGCACCCACTGCATCGCTGTGGAAGTATTTAATCTTAAACGGATAGAGTTTTACTAAATCATCAAATAAGTTGTTTGAATTGTCGCTTATAACAACTTCAAAGTTCTGAAAAGACTGAGAACCGATAGAGTTAAGACACCTCTTGAGCATTTCATAACCCCTTCCATTCATTTCGTATGTTGGTATTGCTATAGATATTCGCATAGTTTTATTTTAGCTTTCCAGTTAGGTGTTGTGTTGGCAACGACCACCTCTCTTTCTTCTTTTCTTGAAGGAGCAAAGTGTATCTTCTTGTTCCCCGCCAAATCTAACACAGTGGTACTCACACCGCTCCCCATAAAGTATTCTCCTTTGTTCCAGTATCTGGCTTCAAGTAAACCCTCTACGATATCATCAACGTGAACGTAATCTCTTGTTTGTAGCCCATCACCATACACCGTGACTTCATTCTTACCTTTGAACAGGTCTACAACACTTTTTCCTCCTTCCACTCCGTAAATGTTTGGAAACACACAAGAAACGTAGTTAGCGTGGAATGTCTTAATGTAATCACCTGAGACCTTCTTAGAGAAGCCATAAGGCGACTGTGGGTTTACTGATGCACAAGAGTTGGCGTAGATAATCTTAGCTTTAGGATATTCTTTTACTAGTCTCGCTGTCATTCTTAGGTTGTCCATGTCGTGTACAGGGTCGTGCCAAGAGGATTCTACAGAGGTCTGAGCCGCCAAGTGGTAGATAACCCCGATTCTTTTAGGTAAGTCGCAAGTTAGTAGATTCTTACCGTCTTTAATGTCTATTCCTATGTAATCAGGAAGTAGCTTGCAGAGCTTGGTGCCTATCATTCCTTTGTGTCCTGTTACTAAATACATATCCAGTGTTGTGGGCAAATAGTTCTACTTATTCCGTCTGTATACCAATTCTTCGGATATATTACTTTCTGCGTGTGTGGAGCTAGATAAGCACCCCACCAAGAGAACGATGAGTTAGCTATGATGTGTCCTACACACTCCGACATCTTGTTTAAGTCTTCCATCTCTGTTCCGTGAAAGAACTCACAGCCCTTAAACATTTCTTGCTCCTCGCACCAAGTTATATTATCGCTAAAGACTATGAATTGACTGCCTTTGAACATTTCCATTGCTCTGGGGTAGTAATCAGTCTTGGTTAAATCAACATAGAACGGATTGTTTACATAGTCACCACGTCTGACATGTATGGCGACTTTTGGAACATAACCTACAGTTACTCCCATTAGCTTTTTGAAGTCTCCAGAAAAGTCATCGAAGTACTTCGGGTCTTGCAGGTATATGTCTGGTATTTCTCCTTTTCTCATTTGTGCGAAGATATACGCGTACTGAAAGAGAGAGTTTCCTAATCTGCCGAAGATTGAGCTTGGCTTAAGCATTCTTCTTGGAAGCTCTTATTGCTTTTACTTTTTCTTCTATCTCGTCAATCACTTCTACGAATAGCTTTCCATCAACTTCCTTCATTGTTAAGCCTTTTTCAAACTCACCTAATTCCCCTTTGATAAGCTCTGCTACTATTGGTTGGATTTTATCTGATACTAGTTGCCCTTTTTGGTAAACCTTATCCATTTCTGCAACTTTAGCTTGGTAAGCATCATAAGCAGGTTTCATTTCTTCCTTAATTCTAGCTCTCTCTTNCTCTACTGGTGCGAGTAATACATAGAAAGCATCGAGAGGTGGACTAAGTAGTTCCATTTCCTTTAGGATTGGCTCTCCTTCGGCTAGTAGTTCTTTGCGTTCGTTGTTTAAGGTTACTACAGTCTCATCATTGATTTCAATAAGTCTTGTGCCTGTGTAGTTCTTTTCTGATAAAATTTCCTTGTTTATTTGCATAGTTTTGTTATTGCTTCTGTCCACTTAAGGGCATAGGTCTTTATATTATAATTTGTAAGTACATAGTTTTTCGCTTTTTGAGCTAGAGCTAAGTACTGTGGGTAATTGTCTTTTATTTTTATCACTTCGTCAAACCAAGTGGAGTTATCTGTCACGATTGTCATATATTCTTTGTCTATTCCTTGATATGGGCTAGTTCCATCCTTGAAACCTTGAGCCAGTACAGGTATTCCGAGTAGTGACATCTCTAAGAACTTTAGATTGCTCTTACACTGATTAAAGTAGTGTTCTTTTCTTGGGATTACCGCAAGGTCTAANGCTAGTCTTGAGATATACCCCATATACTCGGTAACGTGTACTACTGTGTGCCATTCTACGTTCTTAAGAGACATCCAGAAGTCTAAATCTTCTTTCATCGCGGGTATTGTTGTTCCGTCTTGATACTTAACCCCCATAATCACTATTGTAATGTCGTCTCTATCACTTAGTTCTTTGAGTTGTTGCTTAATGTGCAGGTAGTCATCATTAGAAGTAACTGAGCCAATAAATCCTATTCTAAACTTGCCTGTTTCGTTCTTCTTACACTTTATGGCATCTATTGGGTCTATGCAATTCTTAAGAGTGGTGATGTTTGGCTGTATCTTTCCATATTCTTCCTTTAAGAAGTCTGTGGAAACGATAGCCCCATCTGAAATCTTAAGGAANTCGTCTAGGTTTTTCTTTTGTTCTTTAGCTATCTCAATTTGTTTAGCATTCTCTAGCCTTTCCAGTGGAATACCTGAGTATGTATCGTCATTTTCAAAGATTATCTTCTTACCTAGTAGCTTGAGCGACTTAGCTAGTGTGAGAGAGGGTGTAGTAGATGGTCTTTGAAAAACAATCACGTCCACATTCCTTGCTTTTTCTAGTGCTTTTTGTCCATTAAACTGTCCGTCTCTACGCATAAAATCTTGTATAACCTCTTGATTTGAGTAAACACCTGGCAAGAGTCCTCTGTAGTAGTAACAAAATGGATAAGCCCCTGGAATGTAAAGTATTTTCATTGTATCTTCTTTATAGCCTCTTGTAATGTCATTACACTTCCATAAGTGCCTCCAGAAAGGTCACTAGCCAGCCTGCTTAATACTTTGAAGTTATGCTCTCTGTCGTTTGTTTTAAGGTACTTGTACTGATTTCTGTATGCTTCAACCTCTTGCTTAATTCTGAACGCTGGAGATAACAGATATGCTTTCCACCACGCATCCTTACCCATTCTTTCCTGTTGAACTGAGTGTGTTTGCTCGTGTACCAGTAGGTCAGGGGGTATATAGCATCTAGCGTGGATTGTATTTCCATAAGTAAAGACTACATTCTTGTTTATGTCTACTCCGAACTTTGCCCTACATTCTTCATAGAAAGGGAATGTTTCTGTGCTTGCTATCATTTACTGATTGCTTTAAGTATCGCATCTAGCTTGGTGTCTAGTTTGGTTTCTAATGCTGTCATCCTATCCTCTATTTCTTTACTCTTACTAGGAGCTTCTATTCTTTGCTCTATTAAATCAGGTCTTACTCCCACTGCTTGAGTAATGGCTTGTGCTGCTGATTGTCTGTCTAGCTCTATTTTAGCCAGTTCGTCAATCTTTTCCTGATTTACCACCTTTCCGTTTGCGATTATGATTCCACCGTCTGCGTCATCTCGTAGCTCGTGTATAGAGCCATCTAGTCTCCTTACTGTTCTCTTGCGATATAAATGTCCTACGTTTACTGTCATATTGCCTTTATGTTGTTAGCCTCGTAATAACCCTCTAGTACCGAGTCAGCTCCAAGATTGTTTATCTTCTTAGAGAGAAGCATTTCGTACGTCTTTATCACGTAGTTTGTCGGTGGTGTCTGTCCGTACTTTTTTTCTAGTGGTTTTACCTTGTTTATTAAAAATCCTGCGTATGTATTCAACTGCTCACTAAGAAACTTATTTATATCTTCTTGTGTGTTAGCCATGTACACAGTGTACAACAAAAAACCACACTGTAAAGTGTGATTGATTGTTTGCTGTGGAAAACTAATTAGAGTCCAACTGCTAAACTGTGTGAACGAATTTTCACTGCTGCGTTTTGGCGGTTAAGCATTGTACCGTAGCATAGGTCTACAGTAACCAATTCTCCAAGATATTCTTGGATGTATGATTGCTGAATACGTACACCTTCTGTACCTACAAAACCTGATGTTGCCTTAACTGGCATTGACATTCTAGCCCAGTGAATTGCATCCTTGTGAGAGAGAAGGTTAAGGCGAGATGAGTTTTCACCTACTGCACCAGCTCCTAATGGAACTGCTGGAGTAACGATGACTGGAATACTGTAGAGAGAACGTGTAGGAGCCTTGCTTCTAGGTAGTTCTGTCTGTGTATTCTGCCATAGTGTTAATTTATCTACTGAACCTACTTGTCGGTAGAAAGTGTTTGGATGGAAAATCCAAGCACATTCACCTCCATAGATACCTGGTACGCCTGCAGTTTCAAGAACTGCAATAGCTGCCAAGAGTGAACTATCAGCAATGTTAGAGCTTGCAAGACCAAGAATGTTGGTGGTGAAAGATGTAAAGTTTGCTGCAATAGCGTCATCAAGGTCTTGTGCTACTTCGTAAGCTGCTGCTTTAGCGAACTTCTCCTGTAGGTAGTATGACTTCTTGAGTTGTGCCATTTCACGGTCTTCGATAATGAATGAACTTTCCTTCCATGTAGACACTGTAAGAGTGTTTCTAGTTTGGATAGGGTTGTTTAGCGTTACTTGTGAATTTGTAGTCTTGCTTGCAGTAGCCATTGCAACAATGTTCGGTGTGTAAACGTCTGAACCACCATCTGCTAGTTCCTCTGAGCGGTCGATGAAAAATTCAGCGAGCGAAAGGTTGTAGCGAAAATAGTCGTTGATTGTCTGTCCCCAAATAAGCGGAATGTCTACGGTAAGGCTTCCACCTACACCAGCACCCATTCCATCGGTTCCTAATCCCATATATTTTTAGTTAATTTTTAGTTTGTGAACGCCAGAGTTCTTTTCTTTCAGCATCTGTGAGTCCTGGGGTAGATAGTGACCTGACTTGCTTTACTGTGGAAGAACCTTTGGATGCTGGAAGTCTAGCTTTTTGTGCATTGACTTCTTTTTCCCTTGCTTCTTTCATAGCTACAAGTATCGGGTCGTTCTGAATATCTAAGACTGACTTACCTCTAACCTTGGCTAGAGCTTTCATCGTGTCTATGAGTTCAGAATCTACGCCTTGAGACTTTAAGATTTTGATTTCTATGTCCTCTTCGGAGATAGCATTCACGTTGTTGTTAATTTTCTCCTGTGGCTTTGTCTTGTTAGCATCGTAGGCTCTTGCTTTCCTGTCTAAGCTCTTAAACTCTGCCTTTGTGAGGGTTATCACATCATCTTCCGACTCTGTAACTTCCCCTGATGTTATTTCTTCCTGCTCTACTACATCTACTGGAGCATTTTCATTTTCTTCCATAATGATAAAGGTTAAACGTTAAGAGTGTAACGATACACTTTTGTTAGTAGTTTTTTATTGGAGATAAACTATAACTCTTAGCTCTTATAGTAAATGTGGTCGGTTATTCTGCATAATTTACTCTATTCTTATATTTCTTAGGCGTAGTAGCTGCGAACTCTTTTATATTATGCTTAAATATCCCAGCGTACTGCATAAGCAGTCTGTCTTTTTCATGTAGGTCTGATAGTCTCCTACTCGGCTTGGTTGATGTTGGTACGTTCGTTAGATTGATTGACTCCATAATCTTGTTTTAGCTTAGTAAAGGCACCGTCTATTAAGTCTTTAGCATCTTTAATGTGAGACACATCCTCTCCTTCGTACATTCTTCTTAACCCTTCTTGGTCTATGTATGAGTAAAGAAAGTCTAGCAGTGCTAATTTAGTGGTGTCGTCTCCTTGAAATTGTCTTAGAGTATCCATTAGATAAGATTAACACAATCTTGGATCCGCAGTCCAATGGTTGATGCTTTAACATTAGCCGCATCCTGTGAGCGAAGCCCTGTTGTTCCTGCGTAGCGATTCCAACCTTCTTGTTCTCCGTCTGTAAAAGCTGTGCGTGAGTTTAGAACTCTAAGAGCTTCTGCATTTCTTAAATTAGTTGTTCCCGCTAGTATGTTTAGTTTGTCTTGGATTCTTAATCCGATTGTTAGTGCCATAGTTATTGTGCCATTACTGGAGCAGGCTGTCCTTGTGTCTGCATAGCTGTTAAATCAGGTGTCATTGATGTAGGTGCTGTTCCACCTTTTCCTGCTGTGTTGCCTAGTTGAACTGATGAGAATGGTATACCCGCCATTTCCACCATGGTCTTGAATAGCTTATTAAGCGTTGGGTTTTCAAGTACACCATACTTACCAGTGTTAGGGTCGAATGACTGAACCACCTTGCCCATAATACTGTCCATAGACTGTAGGATAGCTTGCTTATTCTTCATCTCTCCTGTGATGTTAGCTGTTAGCTTTCCTCCTACGTCTAAGAACTTCTTAGGTATCTTAATTTCTCTCTTGGTTCCAAACTTAGACAATCCTTTCTTTGTTTCATCTACCATTCCTTGCTGTATCTCAGGTGTTACTTCTTTGCGGTCAAACATCATCTGAGCTATTTGTGGATTGATGTGTTCATTAGAGATAGCCTCGTCTATTTCATTCAGCTCATCCTCCGAGAAGTCAGCTACAAGGTCGTGGTCTTTTAGAATGTTCTTCTTAAGATAAGGCATAACCCAGTCATTGAGTATGTCATTCAACCATAGCCCCCACACCTCTTGCTGATATTGGAAAGGACTGTTTGCTACTTGATTAAGTATTTGTGTTTGCCCTAGTGGGGTTCCTGATGGTGGTTGCTCTCCTGTGTTGGCATCATAGGTAGACGATATTCTGTTGTACTCGTTAGAGAATTGGTTGATTAGGTTCTCAAACTGTGGAAGTGCTGCGGTTGATAGTTGGAAAGCCTCAAGCGTTTCATTTGCCTTAAGGTCGAAGTGATGACCATTATCGACATCGGTAATAGCATTACCCAAATTCCTTGCTGTTCCTTTGGTAAATACCTTTCCAGAGAGGTCGAGAGCATTCTTCATTTGAATGTACTGGTCGTTAATCCACATTTGACTTTCAAATCCTTCCTCCCATACACCTCTGCCTAGTCCTTCCCCTACTTTTTCCCAAGCTAAGTACTTATACTTATCCTCGCCCTCTGGCAAATCCTCCTTGTATAGCAAGTAGTTCTTCTTGTTTACCTTAGCGATATAGAAACACATATCCTTAAACTTAGCATCGTTAGCTTCTGATTCATCTAGTTCAGGGTCAAATGAGTAAGAGAACTCTCCTGTTACTTCTAGTATTTCTATTTTACTTGGCTTGTTTTTAGTTGCTTTAGCGTGTGCCTTGAAAACATCCTTGATGTCGTCAAACCCTGTCCATAGTTCTGCTTTCTTCATAAGCTCAGAAGCATCCATATAGTGATGTTCTATGATTGCTCCGTCCTTAATACAAGCAGGGTCAAACTCTACGTTTACCCAGTCCACCACCTCTATTTCTAATTTTCCATCATCTTCACACTTCTTTACAAGAACACCACCATACTTAGGACGTGTGATACCCATTTCGTTGAGTGTGTTAGAGAAGTTATTATCCTTTGCCCACTTGAAGAACTCCTTATTGATAAGCATTGCTTGTACAGCGTATGTTAGGCTATCTGCCTCAAAGTTAATTTCCTTTAAGTCTATGTCTGTTGCTGTTTTAGCTACACGAACTCTTGAGTTTCCGTGGTTGATAAAGGGTTTAANCCTACCTAGCTCGTCTTTATTCCCTGATAAGAACTGGTCCACGGAATAGAACTCCACTTTGCGGATTATCTCTTTAGGTCTACGAACAAGACCATCAATTCTTTGAACAGGCTCGTTGTATGCATCTATTAAATCTGGTAGATAGGTAGTAATTTTATACTCTTTCATTGAATTTAGTATAGTAGTGGTCGGTTTTATTCTCTAAAGTTCCTCGCGTTGTTCATTCTAGCTTGTTGCATCCTGTACTTTTCGATGTTAGTTATTGGTGTTACCCCTTCGTGTGTCATTAAGACATAACGTAGAGAGTCCAGTGCATCATCATGCATCTTTACTGGTTCTTCTGGTGAATCATCGTTAGCTGTTTTCTCCTTGTATGAATATGTTTCCAACTCCCATATAAGATTGGTGCAGTTCTTATGAATATGTAGCCTGTTTTGTTTCAATAGGTTACGCACAGCATCTATTCCTGACTTAACTGAGCCTTTTCCTTTCACCACCTCTCTTACGTTTATACCTTTTTGATTGAATAGCTCTATCGCTGACTGGTTTTCAGGGTCAGGAAACACTTCGTTAAACCCACAAGAGCGTACATACTCAGCTATTTGCTCCTCTGTTCTCTCTGTTTTGTACCATTCATCAGTTACCCAGTAATCACCATCTACATCCACCACAATGTGAANAACAGCACAGGGGTGTCTGAATCCAAAGTCTACACCTCCCAAGAACTCCGCCTTGGCTCTTGTTGGTTCTCCATCATATAAGTGAAGCTCTCTTGAGAACTCCTTATAAACTAGACCCTCTTGCTTTCTAAAGTCTGCTAGGTACTCTTGTGCAAAGCTGTCCTCTGTCATTTCCTGTTTAGCTTTGTCTACTTCTTCACTTGGAATATGTGGGTTGTCGTAAGTTGTGAAATGAAAAGACTTGTAATCCTTATCAGTGTCTTGTTTGTTGAATAAATCGTAGAAGTGATTGAATCCTTTGGGTGTTGATATGAAAAGACACTCTCCTTTGTAGTCGGTGAGTGTTGGTCTTATTACCTCTTGCCAGTTGGAACTCCAGTTACGCATAGATGCTATTTCATCTACTACAATAAAGTGAAACTTTTGCCCTCTGAGTGTTTCTATACTCTCCCATCCTCTTAAAGAAATAATAGACGTTCCTCCTTGTGTGGTTTGTACTGTGATTTCTAGTCTGCTCTCGTTGATGTTACTAGCTATAGGTAAACACACCTTCTTAAGCTCTTGCCATGCAATATCTCTCGCTTGTGCATATGTCGGGGCTATGTAGCATATATATCTATCATTGCCATATACAGCCTTAGCTACCATCTCTAGTACAGCTAGATAGGTTTTACCAAATCGTCTTCCACAGTTCACCACCCTAAATCTATTGGATGATTTAGCTATTGTTGATTGAGCTGGATGTAGTGTCATTCTTTGTTATAAGCTCTAGTGGCATTACTAGTATCTTCTCCCCCTTAGATGTTACGTCTGACTTTGTGTCTGGATTACCTTCTCCCATGGTCCATGCAAAGCCTGGCTTCTTTTTATCTAACCATTCTATGTACGCTATCTTTTCTTCGTCTGTCTTTTGGTAATAGTATTCTCTGGCAAACTCTTTCATAGTTTTACCCTTTGGTCTTCCACTTGGATTACCGCTTACACCCTTTGTAAATGTTCCATCTACATTCCTGCTCAATTCCTGATTATTAGGTTCTTCCATGTATACAATATAACATATATTTGTCAAAAAGAAAGTAGCCATTAATGACTACTTAAAGATTGTTATATTCCTGCATCCGCACTTACACTGTGACTTGTAGTCGTACTGTTTTTTGTTGTAGTGCTTTCTTACCCATAGTAATGCTTGTTCTGTCTTTGCTTTGCATCTTTTACACAGTAGCNACATGTTGTTCTCCTTTTGTCCAAATGTAGTTTACTTCTCCTAGTGGTATATCAAATTGTTGTGAGACTTGTAAAGATGTTAAACCTTCATTCTTCTTTGTTTTTATTATGTTTATTACTATGTTTATGTCTCTGAAGGGTAATACTATTTCTTTTTTCTTGTATATATTATCCCAAATGGTTGTCTCAGCTATCTCAAGTAGCTCACTTATTTTTCTTTTAGAGAAACCTAGCTCTTTCAGCTTTATTGCTAGATTAATATGAGATTGTGATAGCTTGTTTATCCTGCCCATTTTACACAGTATATCAAATTGTTGTCAATCTAGCTAGTAAGTACGACGTATGTTATTTCTTATTTGTTCCAGTCTTCCAATGCTTTTTCTTATCCACTTTCTTTAATTCTAGATCCTTACCCATATCACAGCCGCAGGGTATGCACATTCTTTGATTCTTCCTAGATGATATGTATGTTCTATGGCATCTTTTTCCTTTGTGTCGGCAAATCTTAATCTCATTGATTCTTACGTGTTCCTGTGAAGCTAAACTTACCAGTGATTTCATTTCCTTTTTGCCTCTAGCTTAGACTGTATCAAATCTTCTTTGATTCTACATCTTATGCCCCTTATATATTGCCCACCTGTGCATAGAAATAAATGAGTTACCACCCTTAACTTCCAAAGTTTGAATACTTTTTGACGTAGCTCCAACCCTGTGGCTTGAGTAAACCCACTGGTTTCTTTGTGTACTGTTTCCCATTCATGTGTGTATATTTTTTTCATTTAGAGTGGTTACTTCTCTTTAAGGTAAATATCTAACATCTTCTGGGCATCTGCTTGACTTATGGAGTGTCTATGCTCATCTTCCCATATATCTCTTGCCATTCTTCTCTTACTTGCTATTTTCCACGTAGTAGGAGGGTAAAGTCCTAAGTCATTTTGTATTACTCGTCTTGCTCGTTCTATGCTATCAGAGTGTGGAAGTGTCTGTACTATGTCTTTTAGGCTTACATAGTCTCTACCGTCTATATTTGCCACGTTAGAGGCATTGTAGTTCTTCCATATACAGACTGTTAAGAACCTGTCGTCATCTCTTGACTCTCGGATGTTAGCTAAAGTATTTAATACTTCTTTGTAGTAGGATTTAACCTTCATAGCTTAAGTGTATACCTGTATAGATTTATTACAAGATGGCTATCCACATTTGTTTAATCTGCTCTAGCAATCTATCCACTTCTTCCTGATTCATGCTTCTGTCGCTTAAGATGCTGTCCTTTATGTTATCTAGGTGTTCCACTTCCACTGTTTCTATTGTTTTTTTCCAGTATTCGTAGTCCATATTATTTATCTTTAAGGGATTCAAGAAGGCTTTCTTTTGTTGCCTGTGGTA